CTAGCTTCAATCTTTTGTTGGATCTGCATCATCTGCATTTGTATCTGTTGTGCAGCTTGTGGATTCTGTTGCATCATCATTTGCATTTGTTGCATCTGTTGCATTTCATTTCTAAACTCTAACTCAACTTGTTCTTGAGCCATTAAACTAATATGTTCAAAAATATTTTTCTCCAAACTTGCCATAACCATTGGATTGTTTCTTGCCATATTGGTTGCCATGAAATTTAAATGCGCAGTAATGTGAGATCTATGATCTTGACCAGGAAACGCTTGGAATGGTCTACCTCCTAATGCATCAATATGTTCTAACGCCGGATCTTTTGGCATAGGTTGTTGTGGTTTAACTAAAAGACCATCAATATTTTTTACACCCAATGCTTCATACATATTTCTGTATGCTTGATACATGTTATGCATTTGCGGATTTGAGGTTGCCAGTTGGAGTTCCGTTTGTGCGAGTGAGATACGCTGTGTCTGTGAAAAAATGTTGGGGTCAGCAACTGGCAATATATCTACCCGATCATCAAAGTCCGATTGCATTATCATTCTTTGGCCCCCAACTACATCATACGGATATTGTTGTGGTAGATATAACTTGAATACTCTGGCCATAAGTCTGAATTCATTTTTTAAAGCCGAGTAAATTCTTTTATGGATTGCTGACATGGTTCTTGAACCACGTTCTAATAATGCAACAGTTGTACCAACTGCTGCTTGTTGATTGCCATCACCTACTTGCATATCTGCAATCGATGCAAATCTTTGACCTGCTTGAACCACTACTCCCATTAACGCGAGTAATGTTTGACTTGGTTCTTTAAACGGAAGCATCATAAATGAATCTCTTAGATTGCCACCAGGTGCATCGACATCTCTAAACTCTCCCGGTTGAATAGATTGAGCATCATCCCGGATTCTAATACCACGCATTTTAAAACCAGCGGGTAAATTAGACAGGGTTCCGGCATCTAGTAATTGTCTTAATGCAGCTGTAGCTGTACGTGATAATCCACCAATCATATGGATTAAACCAAAACCATAAAAACCAAGTCCTGGTAAAAATTTGAAATGCACAAAGTATTGAACTTTATTTTTCTTTGGATCTCCTACTTCATAGTTTCTTCTAATTGAAAGAACTTCACGAGATGCTTCTTCTATAGTTACAATATATGGAATCTTAATTCCTGACGGCTCACCAGTCTCTGGATTTTGATCTTCAAAACCTTCTAAATCTAAATCCACATGACATTCTAAAATTGTATAAACATCTTCGTTACCAGTTTTAGAAACTCCTTCGAGTTCTCTCTCCTTCTTTTCAATTTCAGATTCTTTATCTCCTGGTTTACCAATATCAATGTCTCGATAAAAACCAGCGACTTGTTGTTTACGTAAATCATTTTCAGAAATTTTTACACGATGAATAATTGCTTCCGCATCATCTAATGAGGTAGCTGTGTACGGAACAATTAAATCATCTGCAGGAACAAATTTAGAAACTGCTCTTTCTTCCATTTCATCATAATATACTTTTTTAAAAGTAGAACCTGCGAGAGGTAAATGAAATAACATAGAATCAAATTCAGGTTCATATTCTTTCATCTGATCCATGATTTGATAATTCATAAAATCTTTAACACGACTTGCTTGTTGAACTTTTTCTGGAGTTTGTAATCCAATGATCTGAGTTCGAACTGGTCCATCTGCCGGTAATAATTCTTTATAGGCTAGAGATTGAAACTGTGTAACTGCTTCTGCTAGTACTGGATGCGTGGCTCCGGATGCACCTTGAAAAGGTTCTGAACGCATGTCATATTTAAAACCTAGTAAATCTAAACCTTGGGTGTAAGTCTTTTCCCAATCTTTTCTTGATGAAACATATTCTTGATACTTTGAAGATAAAGAAGATGCTAATCTTCCTAATACATCATCCGGTAAAAAATCTGCAAGGTTTGCATAATGCTCATCGCCACCTTCAGGAGATGCAGCGTTTGGATCTAAATTAATATCAACCGAACCATCTTCGTTTTCAATAACTTCTACGTCATCCGGAGATGCTTCTTGTTTTTCTACTTCCTCAATTACCTGTTCTTGAACTTGTTCTTCGCCAGGTATCTCAAATTCTTTTCGCGGTTCGTTTGGAAGCGCTTTGTCTATGTCTGCCATTTATTTTTTCTCCAGATTGTTTGACTGTTTTAACAGTATTATACGAAATATTCAAGCCCTGAGGCGTGGGTCCTGATTTAGGGGGTATTGTAGTGGTTAATCGTTTAGTCATCAATCAATTTCTTTACGTCTTCAAGACTATCAATAATTTCAAATTCTGCATCAATATCTACATCTCCTTCAGGATTTATTCTTCCTATTTCTTGAGCTTCATAATCAAACTGACCAGGATATTCGACTTCTTTACCAGTTTTAGGATCAATTCTTTTTTGAGGTTTAATGTAAACAATTTCAGCAGGTGCACCTTTATCTGTTTTAAATCTTGCAGTAATGGATCCGGCATCTTCTAAAACTTCTGCACCTTTATATTCATGATATGCTCCAGATAATCTACCACCGGTTACCCTATCTAATTTATCCATGATGCCTTTATTTTTTACTGCATCGACTAAATTAAAAAATATTTTTTCTGCTTCGGTAACTGCTTTCTCCGCAACCGGAGCTCCTGCTTCTATGGCTTTGGTAGCAGGCTTCAGGAACTTTCCAAATATAGGAAGTGATGCAAGGCCAGCCATTGTTTTAAAAAATTTTCTTTTACTTGGATCTGGTGGTCCATCTGCAAAACCTTGTCTAATTAATCCACCATCCGCTGCAGCTACACCCATCTGTTCTTGTTCCGCTATGTTGTAAGCTTCCCTTTCTTCCGGTGACATTTTTTCAATTCTATCTAATTCATCTTTTACAAATTTTCCGTATTTGTATAAAGCTTCACCACCTAATGATAAAATACCAATTGGCGACGCAATTCTTGCAGCACGTGCTGCCTTTGCAGGTGATAAACCAAAATTTAAAATCTTTTGAATTGCTGGACTAAACTTTGCAGATTGTTTTACAAGTTCCGGTGCAAGTGCAAGTTCTGCTTCTATACCAACTCTATCCATAGCATTTTTTGGATCAATACCAAATCCAGCAATTAATCCTGTTGCACCTAAAGGTGTGCCTGCAACTTGTAATGCATACTTACCAAAATTTTTTGCTATTTTTCTTACAGGTTTGAAAGCTAAAGAACTTGCTGCTGCAGCTTCAGGTAATATACTACCTGTTCTTGCTTCTTCACCAGCTGCTTCAGCTTCTGTTCCTAATAATCCTAGTCCAACAATTCCAGCAACAGAAGCAACTCCACCTGTTTTTATTGCTTGATTTAAAAATTTTCTAGCTTTTGGTAAATTGTTTTCTTTAAATAATTGTACAGATTGTTTTAATTCTTCAGGTAGTAATTCAAACTCTTTTGTTTTATCTCTACCAGTTGCTATAAAACTTTTAATAGCTCTTTCTGCTTTTTTTACAATTGGATCATCCATAGAAACTTTAGGGTGAACTGGAACTATTTTATTATCTTTAAATTTATATTTTGTAAGTTGAAGACCAAAATCTTTTTCACCTTGTTTAATTAAATCATTGGCTATGTTTAAATATTTTTTATTTCCAGTTTCTTTAGCAAGATTTATTTGAGTACTTACTTTTTTATCTAAATCACTTCCTTTTAGAATTCTATTAACATAAGGATCTATAGCTGTTATTTTAGTTAATGCTTGAGGATCACCTATATTAGCTGCTCTACTAATTCCTCCTAAGTGTTCTGCTCCAAATTTAAAACGTTTGTCAAATAAATTATATATAGGATCTACTTCAGTTCGTTTTACATATCTATAATAAGCATCTTCGCTATTAATTGGATTGCCTGTTATTGGATCTTTTTCAGGAATTATACCTTGTTTTTTAGCAGCATCTAAAAGTTGTTGTGTACTTAAATTATATTTTCTTTGCATACGATCTAAAGAACTACCTTCTCCAGCTTTAGGTTTTAATGGAATACCTAATGATTCTTTAATTGTATTATTTATATATTTTTCAATTCCATAATCTCCTGCTTGTGTAATATCTCTTCCTAAATCTTTTATTGGAGTAAAAAGTTTTGTGCCTTTTGTGATATAAGTACCTCCTCCTGACTCTTTTATAAATTCAGGATATTTTTTTTCTAAAAAAGATTTTAAGTCCTGTTTAAATTTTTCAGGAGCTCCTGCAATATTTTGGTCATACATTTTTTTATATTTTGATTTATTCTTTTCTATGAATGAATTAAAATCATTTAATGCTTTTTCTTTTTTAGAATTAAAAACTTCTTGATTTTTATTACTTAACTTTAAAAAATCTGGTTGTTTTCTTATTCTATCTTTTAATGCTACTTCTAATAAAGTAACTGGATTTAATTTTTGAATTCTATCTGTTTTAAATTTTTCAGGGAAATTTTTATTTTTTTCATACAATTCATTTGCTATTTGATTTGTTGTCTTACCTGATTTTAAGTCTTTTAATAGATTATCGAAATCATAACCTAAATTACCTAATACACCTTTAGATCTATGAAATTCTATAGCATCACCTCCAATAGCAAGATTAACTCGACCACCATCTTGTGCATTGAAGGGTCTTTCCCCTAAAGCTTTTCTTTGTAAATATTCTTCGTGAGTTTCTTGAGATGGATCAAAATCTTTTTTTAATT